AACCGCTACCTGAACAAAAGCGACGAACCCCGTACTCACATATTTTTTAATACTTTCCGCCTGTTCGGGAGATACTTCTACTTCACCGTTCTTGTAGATGTTTTGAGCTAATTCCAACTCGCCCAAATCGGCGGTTTTCTGATAGATCGCATTTCCTAACATTTTTGCAATATCGACGGTACTGTTATTCCCTTCGATGTCTTTTACTTGAATTTCTCTAAAGTCTATTTTCATAATTATGTGATTTGATTATTATCCCCAATATGCATTATATAAAATGCCATTTTTAAACTGCAACACGCGAGTCTGCTGCCTTCCATTATTCCAAACGGCAGCACAGCTGAAAAACTCATCAATACCTCTTTGACCATCAACTACAATGCCACCATCAATAGCAAGTGCTATATTATCTCGTCCTCCGGTCACACTAATAGATACACCCCTATTTATATCATAAGGTCTTGAACGGTGATCGTAGAATCTTCCTAAATAATCGACTCCCATTGTACTAAACGGACCTACAATAACTTGCCTATTTTTACTATTAAAACCAATCATATCATCGTAAAGGAACATCTCCTTTTTATCTATAGTTGGTATACTAGTAGAACCTGTCCCTATACTATTAGCAGAAATCTTAAAGCCTCCAATAGTGCCATCAACAGCGGCAAGTTTTTTAACGACAAGATTATCAACATCTATATTTTCAGCCCTAAGAATAGGCTTTCCGGCAGTATTGGTTTTAAATACCGCTATCGCGTTTCCGTAGTTGTCTTGTACGCGGAAGGTATCGGCTGTTACGGTTACTTTTCGATTTGCTATGTCTATTCCGGTTGCCTGAAGATCACTTTTTAGGGCATTAACTTTGCCATCGGCAATATTACCCGCTTCGGTGGATGTTACTTTCAAGCTGATTTGCTCTGCATTCTGGGTAATGCTACTTTCGGCGGTACTCATTCTTCCGGTTAAGTCATTAACGGATGATTGAGAGGCTTTTAGCGCAATTTGCCCGGCTTGGGCACTTATAGACGCTTCCGCAGCAGAAACACGTGATCCTAATGCGTTAAAATCTGTCTTTTCAACTTTCAGATTAATACTATCGCTTAGCACCTTAATTCCTGAATCGTATACCGTCTTGGTTACATACTTGCCATCTACATTATCGAGAAGTGCCTTTGCGTCTGTAGCACTTTTTGCCGCATTAGTTGCTGAACTAGCAGCCTCACCCGCTTTAGTTGCAGCGGTTGTTGCAGAATTAGCAGCTTCATTAGCTTTAGTTGTCACCTCTTTAACTTGTAATGTGATACTACTTGCCGTCTGATTGATACTAGATTCTTTTTGGGAAATGGCAGTGAGCTTTGCCGCTGCACTATCTGCTGAATTTTTCGCATTTGTCGCGGAAGTAGAAGCTTCCCCCGCTTTAGTGCTAGCAGTAGAAGCACTATTTTTCGCATTAGTTGCAGAGGTAGATGCTTCCCCTGCTTTGGTTGAAGCCGTTCCAGCACTTGTAGATGCTTCTGCCGCCTTAGTCGAAGCGGTTGTAGCGGCGGTATTCGCTTCTACTACTTTCTTCGTGACTTCCGTAACCTGCAATGTTATGTTTCCGGCGGTCTGGCTAATAGAGCTTTCTTTCAAAGTCACATCTTCGAGGACTTTCGCCGCATTATCTGCAGATTGTTTTGCATTAGCTGCCGAATTTGCAGCCTCGCCCGCTTTACCGGATGCAGTTCCAGCAGAACCGGATGCAGACGTAGCGGAGTTTTTCGCATTTGTAGCGGCAGTATTCGCCTCGGTTACCTTTTTATTAACTTCGGTTACTTTTGTAGAAATTTCTCCGGCTGTTTGAGTTACAGAACTTTCTTTTAATGTTACTTCCTCCAATATCTTCCCGGCATTAGTCGCTGCTCCTTGTGCATCCGTGGCACTTTTAGACGCGTTATTTGCAGAAACTCCGGCGGATGTAGCCGAACCGGAAGCGTTCGTTTCACTCTGTTTCGCGTTCGATACGGCAATATTAACTTCTTTAATCTTAGAAGAAATTTGTCCTTCACGAATTTCAAAGTTCGTCTCTACATCGGTTATTCTCCCATTTAGATCGTTTTTAACATCGTCGATTGCTTCTTCTATTTTCTTTCCAGAATGAAGTACAAATGTACCTTTTAAATAAACATTAGTGCCGTACAAACCAGAGCCGGTCAATACACCGAATACAGCATCAGTAATACCATTAAGATTTCCGGTACGTGTAATCAGTCGATTTACAAGCGAATAAGAATTAATTCCGTCGTAGTCATCCCGATAAGGTGCAGAATCACCAACAGAACAATCTATTTGTGCTTTTTGTCTAGCAGTGTTAGTTCTGTTGCCTAATACTGCCACATTATCTCCGGTTTCGGGTATTCCGCTTCCTTCTTCACAGTCTACTTTAGATAGATTAAAATAGCCCGCTCCGGCAGAAGTAACTAAACGCCAATAACGTTTTGTTTCCGTACCCGTGAACGCCTGACATATTATTTGATCGTCTTGAACGAAATCATCCGTACTATCATGCTCACATCTCCAATATGAGCCGCCGTCGATCACTTTGGTTAATTTACCGCCCGCGGCGGAACGAATAATCATACCACCCTGATAAGTTATCTTTTGAACGACCAATTCAAATACAGAAAATATCTTTCGAACTGTAAGATTATCAATTTCCATATTCCAGTCACCCGTGACCGCTTTATATATCTTCATTCCTTCGCCGCCAAAACCACTGACAAAAGACTTGGAAGATATATAGTCCTTTACTATTGTACCCATTAAAGTTGCAACGTGAGATACACTTAGATCGTGTATTTCTGCAAGCTCTTGAACGAGTAAGTTTAGCGTTGTCGTTTTCTTAGATACAGTCACATTGTCGGAAAAAGTCGCTGATTTCGCAATCAGTTTATCAAGAACGTTGAGTATTTGCGTTGTTACTGTCGTTGCGGTCAACGTATCCGTAGAAATACCCTTCGTTACGTCTAGCCCATTGTCAACGATTAAACCACCTAGCAACTTGATAAGAAATTGCGTTTCGTCTGGTGCTGTTTTGGATAGATACGAGTCTTTTAAAGCGTCGATAGCCGCATCTAGTTCCTGCCTTATGCGCAAAGAAGAAAACGTATTATCGTCGGTCAGTGCCGTATTATTATCGGTCAGAGCAATAATACGAGACTTTATTTCAAAAAGGGAACGAAGAGACGAAAATACATTGTTATCGGATGATGTACGCCCATCGTCCATCTTTAATACATCAAGATCAACGCCACCGCCATTTATAGGCGTTGGCGTTGTTGTACTAATACTTACCGAACCGGAATTGCGTAAATACTTATTCCGAAACGAATGAGGCACTTTCTTATTTTCTACTTCTATCATGTTTCTATTAATGATACGTTACAACTTTCATTTGCGTAATCAATACTCATTTGATCTACTATCATTTCTCTTTTGAGGGAATTTTCGTAAATCCTAGACAGTATCGAAAAGCCACGATTCAAATTATTGCTGTATCTAAATTTTGGAGCTTTATAATGTGTATAAAACTTGTCTATTAGTATTTGTTCCGGCAATACATTTTTATCGTGCAACGGACTATATACCGTTTTTAAATAATCAAATTTATCCCCTGATTTGGTAGCGCAATTTGAGTAAGAAGAAATGTTTTTTGCGTTTGAGTTGATTAATAGTTCGATGTCGTCCATTTCTGTTACATTATTGTCGTTTATTACGTTGCTATACACTACGTCGGAGTCGTCAATAGTACCACTAAAAACATCATAGCCCACGCCATTAACAGCGTACTTGAATGTGAAATCGGATATATGAAATGCAGTACAAGGGTGACAGCCCCCATCCGTTCGATACATAGGATATTTTCCTAAATGATTCGGAGTGCTTAATTCAAAGCGTATCTTTCCGCATAGTATTTTATCATCTGGAAGTTTAATCGCAACTCCGTCCGTTGAGTCGTACAGATTAAATCTATAACTAACAGTATTCGTTAATCTCTTTTCATCATCGAAAACTTTATCACCTTCTTTGTTTATATGAACCAAATAGAAACCATCTTTAAGCGTACATTCGTCGTGATACCATTTTTCGACAAAAATATCTTCACCATTTTCCCTATACGCATAAACCTTATTTCTATCCTCGAACCCGCCGGAAGACTTTTCACCACTAACTGAATCATACTCGCCCTTACTTACAAATCTCCAATCTCCAAATTCATCCTTATACCTATACCATGTAGCCCCTTTATAAGTTAAGTTATGCGTATTTTTATAATAGCCTCGATTTACTCGATCCGTATAATACTTTTGATTTCTCCATACTTCACCATCATAATAGTAATCATCTATATATAATTTGCAAGGAACCATCGTATTATCAAATCCGGCGCCATATTTTGTATTAGAGTATACTTCATCGGACGTTTTTATTATATCGTTCGGAAGAAAAGAGCCGGACATTCTATAAGCGATATTTATTATGAAATATCCTCCTTTGAATAAAGAATACTCTCCGTTTTTCAATGTTAAAAGAGTCTTTCGAAAAGCGCTAATTATATTATACGCTTGCAGGAATGAAACGCAGGTTTTCCAACTTAAAGAAGACGGTTCCCCGTCCTCTGTTGTGTAGTCGCTGTACTTCTGCCATACCACACCGGAATATATATCATTAACGTTGTCGATAGTCACTTCAACACCTTCTGCCGGAATATCAAGAAATGAAAAGCTCGGTATCAAATACCCCCAATTACTATTAGATTTAAAAAACGAATTAAGAAGGGTGTAATTCTTTCCGTCTATATCCCTACCAGATATATAATATTTATTGGGATCGGAGTTTTGATTTACTATATCCTTATCGTCGTCGAGCAATTCCGGGCATAAGTTGGTTATCTGATTCATATTAGCAACAACAGATACTTTATTATACACATCACCAAGCGATATACTTCCCGCGCTTTCAGATACGCCAATATTACGCACATTCAATAGTGCGGAAGGGATTGTTATACTTTCACATGTATCGCTTATTCTATCATAAACGAAAAAATGAAGCTCGTCGTTTTTGATAAAATCATAGTCGATCATATAATAAGCATCCTGATACTGAATGAACGTCATACCGATATATTTAGAGATTTCTTCTAAAACATCTCTACTATTCATCGGCTCGTTAGCTTCATCAAAGAAGTTTCGTTCATGTATATAAATATCTTCTATCAAAGAAGTAGAAACATCTTTCGAGATTCTATTAGTTTTTTGAAAGTACAATTTGTTTAGAATCTTTCCGGGATCGGCAATATCAAGAATGTGCATTATTACATCTTTGAAACTTTTAAAATAGACCTCGGAAGAATTAATATAAGAGTACTTCTTATTTTCCAAAACGGAAATAGTATCGATTGCCTGTATCTCCACTATATTAAGCGGAGTTATATAATCGCTCGAATATAAATTTGGACTCATATATCCAAACCACTCTAAAACATCATCGGTTTTATTATACAAACGAACTTCTATATTTTGCCCTTCGGCTGTATATAGGTCTGATAAAATTTTATCTGTCAATATGCTTGTTACCGAATTAGACATTTTCAACGGCTTGTATAGAGTGTCCGATTCATACTCAACAGTAAACGGGCTATCTGTAAGGGTGAGTTCTTCGGAATACGTTGCAAAGACCGTATGAATTTCGATTCTATACGTCTTGTCTTTCCTGCTCTTAAACTCAGAATAATATCTTAGTTTCATCTTACTTTGCTTTTCTGATTATAATGATTACTCAAAACTCCTTCCAAATCTCTTCCATGTATGCGAAACGTTACGTTTGCGGGCTGATTTCCATTTTCTGCAGACGGTGCAATCTTTTGCGATAAGGAGCCATATAAACCGCTATTAAGCATTTGAAACAAATTACTTTGCTGTGATCCGTTTAGAATCATCTCGCCTGAATTGAGTAAAGCCGGAACTTTATCGCCTGTGAATGATGTGCCAGGCACAATACCACCCGTTGCGAATTTAGGAATACTAGCCATTGCAGCGACGACGGCAGCAACGGCGGCTCCCGCCAATAACCAACCGACAACGGGCGTTTCTGCTGCGGAAGCTACGCCGCTAACTACTGCTTCGGTCTGTTTCGCAGTTATTAACGATTGAATAGCCGGAATAGCTTGCGCAATACTGGATATAACATTTGCGCCCCATTGAAGATACGCCGCCGCACTTTCATTGGTTATTCCAGATAAAGACCCCATAATACTACCAACTGCAGATAGAGATTCGGCATACCTTTCATTCATGTCTATATCTTCTTTTTTAAAAAGTGGATCATATTTCGGCAACTTTAAGTTTTTACCTTCTTTCCCATGAGTAGGAACTTTATCTTTATACGTTGGTTTTACCGGAAAAGACAAAGTGCCGTCTTTCATTTCACCATGAGCACTTTTGAACGTTTCTTGCTCTACAACAAACTTTAAACTTATCCTCTTTGATTCGAGTTCATTAATTGTTGCTTGAATGGCGGAACGCGCTTGCATGTCGGTTTCAGCAATAAGTTTTTTATTTTGCTCTGCGATTTGCGTGTCATACCAAGCGATAGAGCCCTCTTTCGGTTCTTCCTTTGGCGTTTTCCCGCCTATCCCTGACTGTGAAGCACGGTTCGCCGCTTTCGTCATACTAGATAAATTCCGTCCCGCCGCCTCTGCCGCCGTTGCAACGTTTATTAAGTTCTGCAACCATTCATCACTCTTCTTTACTAAAATCGCGTTATATTGTATTGCATCCTGATACTTCGATAACATCGGGCTTATTGCCTTACTCAATGCATTTGTATCTGTTGTTGTAACCGTGTGCACATTCATTCCAGAACCCACCGTTTCGTAAGTTGTGAATTTGGCTTTTAAACGATCGTATTCATCTACGAAGTCTTTATACTGTTTCGCTAATTGTGCCTTTTGTTTATCGCCTACCGAAGATACATCTAATCTCAACACTTTATCTATATCCATTGCCGAAACATCTACGCCGTCAAGTCCTATTGCCGCCTTTACCATTGCTTGTAATGCGTTTTGACTTCTTTGCTTATATTGTCCTACGATTTCCTCTTGGTCTTTCAGCGTCTTGTCTAATAGTTCCCTAGCTGCTTTCTTTTGCTCTTCTGTTGAATCCTTATCTTTTAAGATAGTTATTTGTTCTTGTATGGTTGTTTGATTCTTTGCATCAAAATAAGAGAATGACATCTTTGTATTTCCTAATTGATCCATCGCGTTGTATGCTTCGCGTGCTAGACGTATAGTTTCGGTTAACCCGTTCATGAACGGCGTCCAGTCTCCACTACCGATAGAGTAGAAAAATTGGTCTACGCCACCTTTTAAGCCGTCCATAGTACGGGCATATTCATCTCCTAGCGTCTGACTGCTATTCATTACTTTATTGAAACCCTCCGAGGCAGTTACAGCAATACCAAGAACCCCAGCGAACTTCATAACTCCCGATACTGCAACGCCGGACATTTTAGAGATGTCGCTTTGAAACCCGTTTACATTCTTCTTCGACTTATTTAGATTTGCGTCAAAGTCATTCGTTTTAAGCAATAATCTTGTTACTATATCAGACATCTTTATGCGTGTTTAATTGTGATTCTACTTCTTTTGCTTTAGCTCGTAATCGTTGCATCTCTTCGTCCGTTACGCTCGTATCTTTCTTTTCTTCTTCATCCCACGGGAACCGGAGTATATCGGTTTGCTTTAGCGTTTTCGTGCTATTAGATTGCGCTATAATGAAACCTAGCAATCTAGTTTGTTCCCACGCTTCCCGATTGCGTCGATTCAATCCGTCTATTAACGATTCAACCTCGATAAAGTCCATTTTATCGAGGAAGTAATCGGGAGCGATCCCGCCCTCACCGACAACGCGCGAATAAAGTTCGCGTATACTTACGGCTTTCGTTTCCGCGTCGTCACCTTCTTTTTTTTTACGTCATTTCCTGCCGATTGCGAACGTAGTTTGATTTCATCCAAAATAAATTCTTTGAATTGTTCGAATAGCGTCAAGTCATTTTCGCATAATTCGATAAATTCCTCAAATTCCATTTTGAATAATTCCTGATTAGAGGCAAGCAGGAACGAATAAAACAAAAGAAACTCGTCTAACATCTTCCCGAACTGAAACGGATAGCCGGATATAGATTCGAACACAAAGAACGCACGAAGCGTATATTTCAAAGAAAAATCTTTTCCGTTAAGTGATATTGTTTTCATTGAATAAGTCGTTTAGAGGGCGGCAAAACACCGCCCGTAAGTTATTTACTAGCTGCTTCCTTTGCAAGCGGTCCGGTTCCTTCGAAACTGATTGATAGTGTTGCTTTGTCTCCATCCGGCGCATTTGCTTCTAGCGAAGTGATAACCGCACTACCTGTATATGCACCTTCCGCTAGCGTCCATCCGGCGGCGGGCATTTCGTTTACGTCAGGATTGCCAACAACGCCAAATTTCAGAACAACAGGTTTATGCGCCAAGAACAAAGCGAATAGTTTATCGTAGCTATTCGCATCTGCATCCGCGCTAAACACATTTTCGCTTGAAGCGTTCCAAGAAAGTTTCTTGATGTCCTTCTCCGTCCAGATACCCGAATCTTTACTTTGCGTGTCGATTGTTTCAGCCGAAAGCCCCAATTTGCAAGATGTGGCAAGTGCGATGGCTTTACCGTCGATGAATAACATTAGGTCTTTTCCTAACACTGATTTTGCTTTACTCATAATTTTATCGTGTTTTAGTTAATTATTCAGTTTTAAAAGAAAATACAAGGCGTTGAATGAAAGTATCTTCGATAAAATCCTCGTCTGCACTCATTAGTTTAGCGTCTATTACATTGAAGTTATCATATTGCCCGCGCTTGTTTTCGAGCGCCTTACGTACTTCTTCGGCGATGGTAACAGAGTTCAAATAGTTATCACTAGCTACGGCAACCTCAACCGAAACAGTATCGCCCGTACCATATCTATCTTTCGTATATTCTGGAACCAGAGAACTACGCTTGTAGATAACGAACGGAAAAGATGTTTCCGTTTTGGTCGAGATAGCATATATTTTATCAGAAACCAATTTTGCTAATTGTGTAGAGTCGCTTAATCTCTTATATACGTGTGCACCTATTGATAAACTCATTTCTTTTTATTTGCTACTTTCATTATAGAATCAATTATATTTTTCTCTAGTGAGCTCTCTGCTTCTTTCTGCTTCGATTTGACCGCATTAGAAAAGAAGTGGGAAGCATTTATAATACCCCTATTCGCTCCTTTTTTGGTAGCTCGTTCTTTTGTTCCTGATTCGAACCATTTCAGCATATAGGCGCGCGATCCCTTTTTGCGGCGGTCGATCAAGTCAACCCGTGCACCGGAAGCATTGCGATAAACTGCTACGTTTATTTCGTTCTTTAACGGTTTGAACGATACGCCATTCTTAGAACTGCTAAATTCTGCATCAGTAACAGCGGAAACTAGATTTTCCTGTGCCTGTTTACGAATGATAAGAATCGACTTTCTAAGAGCGGAGGAAATTGCCTTCTTTGCTTCTTTATCGTTCAACAGTTTAAGTAGTTCGTTTACTCGCGTTGCATCCACTTCGACGCGATACAAGTTGCGCCCGGTGTAATTGTCGTTACTCATTGATTACCTCCGCTTCTATAACCGTTGCTTGTTGCTTCCGGTCGTGATTGATAGATAGAATCTTGTATTTCTGCCCGTCGTATTCGATCCTCATTTTAGCGTTGATCTCTTTACAGATGCGAATCATTATCGTATTAACGGTCGTATTATATATCTCGCCGTTCGCTTCTTTACGTGCACCCGACTTAAAGCGAATGTATGCGCGTTTATCGAATACTTTCACCCAACTTTCAGACGTGCCGCCCAGATTATCGCGCTTTGACTCGCTACGGTAAAAAGCGATCATTTCGTTTAATAATCCTGCTTGCATTACGTATATCGTTTTAAAGGTTGCAGTAATAGTTCTATGTGCCCCGGAATAACTTGCGGAGTGGCAAATGTTACCGATTCACGGTTTGCGTAGTAATTCGCTATAAGGATGCGGATCGCGTGCCAGATACGCCGATCTATTTTTGCGTCCTTAACGTAGGTATCTAGCGGATTATTTAGATACGATTCGATAAGAAGTTGAACGGGTTCGATAAGCCCGGTTATATACGCGTCGTCCGTGTCGAAGTCAACGTTTAAATGCTGTTTGAGTTCTTCGAGTGTTACGTATTGTGCCATATTGTATAAATTAGAAAGGGCTAGAGCCGAAGCCCCAGCCCTTTAATGAATGATAGGTTATAGGATTAAGCAGAAGCCTTCTTCTTTGCGATGGCAAAGGCTTCCGGGCGAGCCACAACAATATCATAATCAGTATTCAACACAAAGTTTACGATATTACTTTTCGCTCCGGTGTACGGGTCTATCACTAAATCCATATCGCCGAACTGACCGATAGCAGCGTTGGAGAATACACCGAATCCGATAGAATCGGCGTCCATGTAGTTAGTAACAAGAACCGGATAACCGTTCACCATACCATTTTGGCAGATCATTTCAGCAGCCCCCGCCGCTTTGGGAGTGGATTTCAAAGTACCATACACCTTTGGAGTACAAACATAGGCAGCTGTACCGTCCGTAACATCTACGCCCGCATCCATGACAGTAGATTCAAGTGCAACAATATTCGCGAACGTCAATGCGGAAGTATATTCTACATCCGGTTTTGCCTTTACAAACACGCCGTTACTTGCACCAGACAACGCAGCCCCCGAAAACATCCATTTGTTCAAAGTACGGGCAACACCAAGCGAAATTTGTTTTAAAACTACGTCCTGCAAAGAGTAGTTCGTTTGGTTGATCGCACGCTTAGACACCGGGATCGAAATAGATGCACGTTTGGGTGAAGCCTTGATTTTGTCGATATTCAATTCGGTATCGGTAACCGCAACGTTTTCACCCTGAATTGTTGCTTCAACAGCCGCCAATGTTGGGAAAACAAGGTCACCTACAAGCCCGCTTTGCATCTTGATACCTAGTTTATCAATAATCAAGCCTTTTTCTAACGGTTCAATGATTTCACCGATTGTAACAGGAACCATGCTAGCCGCATCGGTTGTATCTGTAACAGTCACCGCACGTTCTACAATTTTAATACCGCCTTCCGATACTACTCCGTTGTATTCTTCCAAAGAGCGATGATTAACGACGTCAAAAACAGCCTGTGAAAACAACACGCGACGGTCTGACACCAGTCCCGCGTTAATATCTTCAAGCGCACGGCGTTCGACTTTCATTTCCAAAAGTTCTTTCTTTGTTTTTAACTGCTCGAACTGCTCTTTCTCGCTTGCGTCGAGTGCTCTTTTTTCCGCTTCTGCTTTATCCAACATAGCGCGCATCTGCTCTTTGTATTGAGCAATAGTTTCAAATTCTTTTCTCATGTTTTAAATTGATTTGCGTAAATTATTAATTTCATTTAGATAGTCTTTATTCTCGCCGGACAACTCCGCTATCGTATCGTCCATACTCCGCACCGTTACATCTGTACCATAAAAAGCAGGATCAACAACGGGAGATATATCGGAAATCCGATCAATCATGTGTACAGTACGAAGCAACAACCCGTCTTTCATTGAATAGGAAACTTTTGTTTTATCCTTTTCATTTAAAGCATACGCAAAAGACGAACCGAAAATATCACCGCGTTTAATCATTTCTACGGCAAAATCTCCATCGGGAGTACTAGGAGCCTCAAACCTGTATTTTAATCCGTAGTCGTCAAGTTCAAGCGACAAAGTTCCCGCACCACGATTAGAACGAGCTAACAATCTCTGTTTATTATGATCTAACAGAGCTTTAACATCACAACTACGCAATAACTCTTCCGTTATAGCTCCCTTTTCGATCACCTCAACAAAAGCGCGTTGTTTTTCCCTGTCGTACAATACACGGCTTTCTTGTCCGAATACAACCGCATAACCTTCGATTATTCTTCCATCTCCAACTTTAGGAGCACCTAACTCTGTATAACTTCGTATTTCCATATTTTGCAAATATCATTTTACTATATGTTTGTTTCTTCGTTTTTGGGTAGCTCTACTTTTTGACTAGCCGCCTCGATTGGTTGAACATTGCAGGAGATAAACACTTTGTCGCCTCCTTCAACGGGCGGTTTTCCTAAAGCCCTACGAGTATCATTCGGGGAATGAGCTCCCATTTCTTCCAAAGCTTTATAATAGCTTGCTTGTGTCGTTAAATCGGTTTGATATAAGCATGACAAATCAAATGAAATACTATATAAGTGAGCGACTGAATTAGGAATCAGCTTGTAATTAAATTCAGCCTCGATTTGTTTCAATATTGGTTGCAGTGTATCAGTTAAAAAAGAAACATTGCTCATTTCAGAAGCTTTGTAATTAGTAGATTGTCCGGCAAATACTTTATCTGGGTGAACTCCGTAAAATCTACATATATCAAGAATACTGAATTTCTTTGTTTCCAATAACTGCGCATCAACCGGATTTATAGAAAGTTGATGAAATCCAACATCGCCGGGAACTGAAATAATGTCTCTTCCTGTGTTTAGTTGTTCCTCTATGCGATCTCCAACCGTAGAAAGTTGAATATCCGTCATACCTGCACCGGGCAACCCTTTATTTATCTCTTTTGCACCGGAAACAAGCCCCTTTATTTTACTTCCATTCTGAAAGGTTCGTAAATTCTGATTATCTGCACTCGCGGCTATGGAAAAGATACGGCTAGCGTACATTATTGTGCTTACTCCTGTATATCCCCCGTCCAAACTATTATTTTTAAGATGGATTATTTCGTAGGATTCAAAACGCCCATATATCCGGTTATATGGATCAGAAATAATATAAACATCATTCAATTTGTCATAGGTTACTGTATTATTTGCGCATAATACAAGCTCGCTGACACTACCGAACTTTCGACGGATAACGATGTAGGCGTTTCCTTGATTTACGATTTGAACAACCATATTCCTAACCATTTCAAAACTATTCATTCGCCGGTTAGGCATACGGGTTAATATCGTATATAAATCGTTTTCCTCGTCTGGTGAGAAATATCCATCTTTTTTCCGTTTAATTATAAGCGGTAAAGACGCGATAGTCCCCGAAAGAATAGAAGTACATCTATATGCGGCTGAAAGTTTCATTGCTTGATTACTGTTATGCACATCTATTGGCTGACCGGGTAACGATGGTAATCGGGAGTTTATCGCCGCATCTTTATCCGTTGTGCTCATCTCTGCATTTAAGGCGCGTTTTTGCGTCTTTGAACGTCCCAATTCAAAATTAAAAGATAGTTTCATTATACCTCCATGTTATTAAATAAGTAGAATGTCATTAGGTTTGTTATAGTCGAATCAATCTTCGCGTTATGCGTTTTCTTGACTGGCTTCTTATTCATGTTCCGATCTTCGTCTAATACCGCATTACTAAAACAGTATGGCGTAATCGGATTAGGGCTAAAGGTGAGCTTACTCCGATACAAAGCAAGTTCAAAGGATTCGATAGGGCTTGTAAACGTTCCGTATGTCTGTTTAACAGGCTTAATATATTCACTCGCACCGCCTACGGAATAAGTAAGAAGATTCACAAATTCAGCCGATTTATAAGGATCATAGCCAACTCCCATAATTTGTAGATACTTTGCACGCGCAAGTATATCGTTTACTATTTGCTGATAGTCGATAATATCACCGTCACAAAGAATTAAATAGCCCGCTTTCGCCCAACCTTCGTAAAGTTCCCGATTCGGATGATCTTTCAAAGCTCCTTCCGGGAAATAGTAATCCGTATGTGAATGAAAAGAACCGCTTTCTTTCGAATAGATATTATAAGTAACCGTAGAAAAGTCGTCTCGAACGGATAAATCGACCGCCGCCATTGTTAACGGATAAGTACCTATATTCTCTATTTTAATATCCTTAAACCGTTCCTCGATCTGCTTTGCTTCAATCCATTTTGTTGTCGAATCAACCGCAAACACATTAAGTAACTTTGTCCGAAACTCTAGCGCGTCCGGTGCGCTATATAAAGCCTTCTGGTATGCGTCGATATAGAAATCTTCATAAACAGTTATACCCATGTGTGGTTGCACTTTACGCCACGTTGCCGGATCGCCTTCCTCGTCGTCTACGTCTGGTTCAAAGATATGTGCAAATATGGAATCATTTTCAATCTCACCTCGTAGGATCGCTTTATACATTTTGAGCATTTCGACGAATGGAGCCGTTTCTTTATCGGATGCGGTAGTTATAACTACGGTTAAAGGGTTGAGCCGTGCGCCCATTGAGGAAGTTAATACATTCTTCAATGCGGCGCTATCGGCTTGTGAATACTCGTCTACTATTACCATGCTTGCGTTAAGTCCGTCTAATTTATCCGGGTTAGAGGCAAGGCAACGGGCAAAAGAGGTTTTTCCCTTTATGCGGTTATATATGATTTCTCGATTAATTTTGAAGTGTCTAAACTTCGGATCGAGAGACTTTAAAATATTACGTATTTCATCAAAACAGACTTTCGCTTGATTGTATGAGTTTGCAGCAACGTATGTTTGTGCGTTCGCATCACCGAACAACAAATCGTTAATCGAAAGACTCGCTACACTTGTTGTCTTACTGAATTTACGCGGAACGAATAGAAGAGCTTCGCGAATCAAACGCTTGTTTGTGTCAGGCTTGTAAAACGCGAGAATATTAGAGAACTGAAACACCTGTATCGGAGTCAGCTTGTATCTAGTCTTTCCCTTTGTGCCGGAGAATTTCAAACGCTCGTAGAACGTGACGAACTTCTTTACTTCCTTGATCCGAAATTCGTATTTATCAAGAAAAACAAAGAAGCGGTGAACGGCTAGCAACTCGTAAAGGTTGTGCGCGTCCGGATTGTTAATACAACCTTTGATATACACATTTAGTCTTTTGTCTGCCTTGTCTAGCTTATACGAATCAACGTCGATGTTATGCAGATCGGAGACAACCGACTGCTTTAACGCTATCAGTTTATCTCTATTCTCCTTGTTCATCGCGATCTATTTTGTTTACTTCGTTAATCAAGTCGTTTACTTCGTCGTCGTCAGATGCAGAAAGCGTTTGAAAGGTCAAACCAAGTTCGCGTAATTGTTTGCGCGTTGCTTCGAGTGCATCGAATAAAACTTTGAAAGCAGGATGCGCCGTGAGTTTATCATTATTTTCGCGGGACACTTCTTTCACGTATGACTTCATACGCTTCTTTGAAATATCGTTTAGTGCAATTTGAAACGCCATATATGAACCTGCGCAAAGAGTTATACAGAGGTCTAAATCTTCCGTATATGTTCCCTGCGACTCCATCGCGGCGCGAATCTTTTCTTTTATGTCGTCCAAATCACACATTTTTATAGGCTTTTTGCATATAGGAAAAGATCGCAAGTATTTGGTAGCTCGGAAGATGCGCGCAAAAAATTTACCCCCAACGCGCACCCCCTCGTTTCAAAAATTACTCGCGCGTGTAAATATGAGGTGAGGTGGGTTTAGCGTATCGCGTTAAAAAATAAAAAAAACCGCCCCCCTCTCGTCGAGGTTGAGCGGTTGTAACAAATTCAGAAAAACATTATTTCTCGCCTTGCAAGAACCGATCCGCAAAACGTTCCGTCATTCGTTTATTATTCGCCTGTATTGCCTCTTTCGAATGGCTGAAAGCACGTCGATGCGCATCAGAGTGGCACGAATGGCAGAGGCTTTGCAGATTGTTATAATCAAACATTAGTTGTCTCATTCCGAGTTCATGCGACACGGACTCAACCGGGACGGTGTGATGTACTTCGGTTGCAAGTGTACTGCGATTGCTCGCCTCGCACATTTCACAAACCGGATTGCTTTGTAGCTTCTTAGCTCGAAGTAACTTCCAACGATTGGAGTTAATCATCTTAATGTAATGCGGGTTTCTACTCATTGTTCATCATAATTAAAAAGAATCTTATCACATTGATAACAATCGTGCAACTCCTTTCGTGTTGCCTCGATGTCGTCCGTTTCTATCTCAACTAAATGCGTCTCGGACACATCGCCCGATTTGCATTGAATACGCCTGATTATATACATAACGTTTCGATCCGGTCTAATCCGTTAATAAGTAATCTAATCCGTGCACAATTCCCGTCGCATCGAGTCGATTGTGTTTCCTGTTTATGTATCCGGCTTGCACAACCTTTGCAGTTCTTAGACGGACACATTTGTTTATACACTTCGATAGCTTGCCGCCTCGTTTCGTCTCTCTGTATCCGAGCCGCTTCGATAGCGACTTTTCGGATTAAGCCACGCGAGCGGATGCGCTCGTTTGTGGCTTGTTCGATGTACTGTTTTACTTTACTCATTTTACCGTGTTATTTTTAGGTTTGTAATTCCATCCGTTTAACTCGTAGACTTTCCGTTTCGCCTCTTCTTGCGTTGCCGCATCATCTACCTTTGTGTCTCCGTCTGGATCGCGACGATAGATATTGAAGTGTCGAAAACGAGGGGAATAATAATACTTTGATTGATTTTGCGTTTGGCTCATTTCTGTATCGTTTTTAATATTAATCTCTTGCTTCAGCCATCTTCCGACCTTTTGTAGTCGCCGAATAGATATTCGGCTTATCACCACTGAAACATTTAGTTTTTATCCATTCATTTCGTTCAGCTTCCCGGATATAGAAGGATATTCCGTATTCAGATGTATGTTTTAACCAATCCAAATTTTTGATTTGTTCAAATGTCATAGGACCGCCATAAACGAGCGATGACGTCAACATTTCAACGCTTTCTTTCAATGAATATTCACTCATATTTATCTTGTTTTACTCTAATTAAAATACACCTCCATCACAGGCGTTAATAATAATTTCTACTATTCTATCACTTTTCATTCTTCCATTTTCGCTCACTCCATCATTATCATCCTTATCAAGTTTCAAGATGTTTAAATTTCCATCAGCAAAGAGAATCAGATTCTTAGGTTTATTTCGGATTAACTTCTTCAGCTCCTTAATCCATTCCTCTTCTTTCTTCGTTAGTTTGATTATTTCCATAATGTTCCTTATTGATTTGTTTTGATTATTTCCTTTTATTCATTTTCTTCCGCTTCCGGTCTTTTTTGATTTGATTCGCAGTACGTCCACCTTTCGAAGAGGAATTTTTCCAAGAAGGTGGGACGGTTTTCCAAGGAGTAGACTTTTCTTCATCTACCATTTTCAGTTCCATATAAGGAATATCATAAGGTCTGTTTTCGTATCTATATGTATTCATATCTGTTTTGTTATTAGTTATTCAATCCGTTCACCCAACTTTAAAACATACACTTCTTTCTTATCAGGTGCACCCCACTTCTTCCGACCAACTCCAACAGAGATACGATCCAACTTAAACAACATAGTTCGCGCGGTGTACCCATACCGGAAACGAACGTGTGTATAATGATCGCAACTACCAACCGGACAACCGTCACAACCTTTTGCGCTTGGATGAAGTCCGCAACACTTTAAGCGTTTGATCCAATACGGTTTTATTTCCCGATATTCTTCTTTCTTTTCGCCGGATTCGATCATTAGAAACCAAACCGCCATTAATGGTAAATCTAGTATTCGCATAACTTTATTATTTATTAATTCTACACAAACATTCTAGGCTGCATCCGCGACAAAATGATTTTATTCGCATCTGCATAGAACTTCTTCTTTATCTCAAATCCGTATGCTTTTCGCCCGCATTGAGCGGCTGCAAGTAATGTTGTACCACTTCCGGCGCATGGGTCTATTACAACATCACCCGCATCGGTGAAAAGTTCGATCAACCGCTCAAGCAACGGAACTGATTTTTGTGTCGGATGAATCCGCGGTGTATCTATGTCTCTAGGATAATCGAAACAATTAAATACCATCCGACCGCCATTATTGAATTTTGGCAGTTTATCCCGATACAAGAGTACACCATATTCACAATTACCAACGACCTTCATATTAGCCTTTAAAACTTGTGCCGAAAAGTTCTTTTTAAATACCAGATTGATATATTTGTTCAGCCCGTATTCCTTCGCTTTCTGTATAAGTTCGAATTGTTGCTGAAATTCACAAAAGACAATCATACAGGGGATTTTCCTTTTTCTTTTGGCTCTTTAACGAGCATCTTGCTACAAAAATGAAGAAATTCAGTAATTCGAAAATCCTTATCGGTATCGAAAAATTCTTTTCCAGCTAATTCGCTTTCTCCGTTAGAATTGTCTCCGTCGATATACCACGATGGATTAGAACCGTATGCGTTCTTCCCGATGTTGTAGGGAATATCCGCAATGATTAGTTGTGCTTTCGGAATACCGTATGTTTTATAGTTTTGGAAATGGTCGTTAAATAGTTCTACGTCTTTCATCGAAACAATAATATTAATCGTTAATAATCTCGTCCTCATTCTCTACTACTTCGCTTTTTACAGGCTTCTTCACCGGAACGCGAATCGCCTTTTCTGTAAACTTGTTCGATAGATATTGTTTCGCCTGCTCCCAATCCGTAAAGTGTAAATTCGGATCAATATAGAGCGAGATAATCGTAGAGTTTAATTTATCGAGTGCTCCGAAAGCACTTGAATTTATCGTACCGTCTAAGGGTGAAAACTTGGCAACTAAACCGTTATAATTCTCTGATACAAATCGGTCTATATATTTCCGATTTCGTTCGTTTGCCGCGACGGGGTCTGCTGATACATCGTGCAAATAATTTGTGTTTGATAGTTTTTTAACCATATTAAAATCCTTCTAATCGTTTTTGTCCGTTCATTTCGTCTACCTTGTGTTGTGGTAGTTTTCGTTTTGGTTTTACATACTCGAAATGTCGTTCCGCCTGTGATAGATCGTAGAACATTTCTTTGATTTCGTCCGGTAGTACTTCTTCATCATCATCGCCTGGCATCGGATCAGCAACCCGGAGAAAGCAGCCTAAAATGTACTGCATAATCTCGTATGTGCTTTTGAAATGGTAGTCAGCGCGAATCTTATCGAGCCTTTGCCATTGTTCCAGATCGACGCGAACCGGAATCTTTTTAAAGTACACAAGTTTCTTTTTTCTGCTTCGCATGGTTTCGTTGTATTAATTATCTTCTACTAGCTCCGTTCAAGTTCAATACGTTAAACATTTCATTTATTCGATCCGCGATATACGCGCCGTAAATACGCTGTATTTCCTTAATCGTTAAGTTCGTTGTAACATGAGTTATTGCCTCATGTCTCAACTCGTACCGACATTGGAAAATATACTGCATCACGTTTAGTTCAGTACCGAAATACTTTGCCGGGATTGGCTCGCGTCCTAGTTCATCAAAACAGATCATTCGCGGCGTACCGTTGTTGTAAGTATACAATTCTAGTGCATCCTTTCCGCGCATCGAAAAGCCGTTTGCAATACAGGAAGCCGAATCAATCCTAAAACCACCGATCGGATAGCCGCCCTTTGCTTTGCCGCGTGTGAAATAACTATATCGGTTTAGAATCTGCATGATAGTACTTTTTCCTGTACCGATGTCACCTCGTAACAATAACCCTTTATTTGAATCTAGCTTCTCGGATCGTCCTTCAGTATACAAAAACAGTTGGTTCATTATGTTTCTATTCGAATCGTCAATCTTAAAACCGGGGCAAACGTATTTGCAACACGCTTTAAACCACTCCGGGCGCTTCTCTACTTCTATCGGCTCGTCATAGTACGGTAGTCCGTATGATAGTATCGCCGCTATCGGTAGAGTCTGTTTGCTTCTTGTTTCCATATTCGCATTTATCGTTTTTTAGTTCGAATAACCCCGACCAATTATTAGCAATCGATTCATTTACGATTTGCTCCGCAATCACCGGATCATTCTTGCTCAATTTTACCAGTTTGTTATAACACGCTTTTAGTGACTTTTCCGATTTGTAATTTTGCCGCCTGTCTTTCTTGTATTCAAGCCAGAGCGAAAACGCTTCTAAAAACTCGTCAGATATAAAATCAAAATCTCCATGAGAGACTTTAGAGAGTATATTTCTGTTTGGTTTCTGTTTTAGTTTATTATAGTCTGTACTATCCCCTGTATCATTGACTCCCTTATCTACTGTATCATTGGCTGTCTGATTGGCTCCCTTATTGGCTGTCTGATTGGCTGTAAAATTTACAGTAGTAGTTACAGTAGTTTTAAATTCCTTCACGAAAGAATAAGAGCTTATAATACGTTTGTTCTTACCAGATTTATAATAAATCAATCCTGCATTTATTAAAGACTCACGGGCTTTTATTAGTGTTTTCTCATTCACGTTAAGCGCAAAACAAAGTTCAATGTTCGAGCAATCGAAAACGTCCCTCCAATCTTCGCCGTTACAAATAGCCACTAATTCGTAAAATAGGGCTTGTTCGGTGGCGGTAAATCTGAAACGTCGTCGCGCTTTTCGCATCTTTTCGGTTAGCGTATATCCGTCTATATTCATCACACTTATAAAGTCTATCGAGCGACATAATAACTACAAATCCTTATCCCGATCGCCCGTCCTACTTTCAGGACGGAACAATAACAAATAAAATTATTCTCTCTTCCTCCGTTGCGACACGTTCGACAATCGTGTTTTACTTGCTTTTGTGCTGTTTTCTTCACCATTCTTATACCTCCTTTATTTTAATTCCATGAACGTAAAGCATGAGCTTACGTTTGATTATATACTCCTTTGTCCGAACACCTTTAGTATCTTCGATGATATACTCACCATCCCGATAATAAACGAAATCAGCGATGTAGTAAACTCCTCGTTCGATCAGCTTCTTTTTGTGTAGCATCTTCCGTACTCCTTGCACTTCGTAGAAATGATATTGAGGCGAAATAAGCTCGTATTTTACTTGCTCTTGTAATCCGGTTATAATCCCCTTCTTTTCGAGTAGTTTCAACTCCTTAGCGCGTCGATATTCCTTTTTAGAGTCGTATCCGTCTATTTTTACATTGTTATACTTTGCCATATATTTAAAATTATTTGTCGTCTAACCAGATATTCACTACGCTGATTAGACGTAGAACATTAAACTTAAATACGAGGGCTTTCACCTCACGCCGTCCTTTTCGGCGGCATTATTGGTTAATAATATTGTTTGGTAAAGTATTTATTTTTTCGCTTCATACGGATAAACATCTACAATCGCCGTTTCTTTGAGAAGAATCGAAGAATAATCCGCCATAGTTCCTTTCATACCTTCGTCGAGTTTCTTCATTGCGTCGTGAATGTCTGCCGCCTGTATGAGTACGTTTGTATAAGTCCGTTTCTCCTTGCCGCTTTTCTCGTCAAGCGTAGTGAAAGCAAGTCGCCCGGCAAACCATTTATCGGCGGAATCCTCTTCGCTAGTAAATATCTCGCTATAATGTGCGCGGGAAATGTCGGACACGGTGAACTCACCGGAGATAAACGGCGTTACCTCTTCGATTATTCGCGCTTCTGCTTCGGTAAAACTTAGTGCATCGACTAAATACGGTTCAGTTACCTTCTTTTGCATCCCGTTTTCCATTACTTTCTCGTAGCGAATTTTCGTTAAAAACCAAGTGTTCATAATTTCGTGTTTATTAAAGTGTTTATAAAAATGTAATTAATCATGTTGTGTTAGTGTTGTGACGGTACTTTCTTCATCAGTTTCTTTAACTCCTTCCGTATCTTATAAATCCGATTTTTAACCGGAACACTGTTTTTCGCTTCCGGCTTTAACGCCTCGATCTGCATCTTTAATTCTAATACCGCTTTTGCCTTATCGACACAATCAAGCAAGTCCAGACCGGAACGGATAGATTCGTCTATCATCTCGCTAGCCAACCGGATTCGATCATAGAGTTTCTTTATATTCTCCACGTGATCGGCTCGATTCATTTCGAGTATTCGACCGTCGTTTACATAGCCGTCATAAATGACATAATACAACTTGTCTACGTCCGGACGCCCTAGAAAATGTCCGAGGAATTGCCAATAATATTCGTCTTTTTCGTCGATGGTATTTCCGAACTGCAGCGATTCGATCTTTCCTTGCGACATCGGGCACTTGATCTCACCCAGAGCGATAACTTTCCCGTCAAATCCGTACACATAGAAATCCGGTGAATCTCCGAATCCTTCAAACGGTTCATTGAAAACAATGTCTTTAAAATCGGTTGTACACGACTTGATCTCGTTCATTAACTGGCTCCGTACCCATTCGACCGCTAGCGGTTCGTTTTCATGTCCCCAATCAAACGCCCTGTTGCTTCCGTTTTCTCGCATCATCCCGGTTCTCCGCTCGTATCGCACTAAATACATCGCATCTAACGCAGCTTTACCAAAGGGACAACCTTTGCCCGCTTTCATCAGATCGGGAAGCGTGGAGGCGGTTATTTTGCCCCGTCTCTTTTCCTTCCATTCGATTTCTTTTTGTTCACTTGATTTCATGTGCTACTAATTCTTTGATTTGTTCTTTAGTTAGTTTATATTTCGTCTGTACCTGTGCGACCGTAAAACCACCTGCCAGACCATCGAGGATATTTTTCCAGATTGCCGATCCTGTCTCAACAGTAGGCAATGAGTTTTCTACTTTCGGAAGAAAAGGACGAATACGAAGCGAATCAACCTTTTCGCCGAAAGCGTCAACTAATACCGCTCCGATTTGGATTTGCTTGTTTATCCATGACTCAAAATTCGGATTCTTGAAAATTTTCGTCAATGTTTTGCAGTTCGTCCGGTTGAGGATCATCGGTTTCACATTTTCGAAGAAATAAGCGACGAAACATTCTTCTTTCTTTCCAGACGCGCCGACCACTTGTTCTTTTTTCGTTTCGCGGATGGTGAGAATTATATCTTTTCCATCCGGTAGGCTGTAAGCGCCTAGATAGTCATAATTGAATTGAGTTTTCCAATGTGTCATTATCGTGTTGTTTAAAAGTTATCGTTTCCACCCTGATAAAGCGATTCATAACAGTGAGCGCAAACCGTTATTATCTTTGTGCCATGTCTGCCACGTTCGTACGTTTCGACCTCTAATTCTATTTCTTCGCCCGGTTCGATCTCCTCGCCGCAATCTTCACAAACTAGAGTATCAGTAGGACACGCGCCAAGAACCGTACATATTCGACAATTACCGATACATTGAGGATTCGCCGCCATGTCGTTTCACGTTTAGATAGTTACAGACTAGCACATAGACAACCGTGATAAATACGATCAATAGTGCGATGATTAATTTGCCCGGCTCCGGCTCGCCTTCTGCGAGGCTGCACGCTGCAAGCATTAAGATTATAGCGGCGGGGCTTTGTTTTAGTGTTAGCATGGTGTTTGTTTTATACTACCTTATTACTCTGTATGAATCTATCTATACTCGATAAATCGTACCAGATCATTTTTCCAAATTGAGAAAAAGAAATGAGAGCTTTTTCCCGTAACGTTCTCAAAAAATCATCCGAGCATCCTATATAGGATTTTGCTTCATCTTTACTAAGCCATTTCTTTACTATTGGCTCAACTTTTCCGGTCACTCTAGTTCGTCCCATTGTCGTACTATTCTTTGCGTTCAACATAAATGTTATCTCCGTCGATCCAAGTTTTAAAAACCTTTCCTTCATCGGTTTTTAAATCGGATGCGGTCGTTCTCACTGATTTTCTGCGGTTGCGGGGGAAGTAGGTTTGTCGCCCTACTTCCATCGCTTGCAGTGTCGGTTTAATTGGTGTTGTGTTCATTGTCGTAATATTTATTTTATTAGCTTTGCATAAAAAAAGAGATGAATAATACAAAGAATCCAAAAGCGATTAACGCCGCTAAAAAGTACATTCAGTCCAAGGAGCAATATTTAAAAACTCGCTCAACGTGGTTTTATAATATATTAATTGCGGGGGCTGGTCTTCTAGGGGCTTTAGTAGCATTATCCAATAATAGCCAAGAATTTTACCCGGTGCGCGTCCTGTTTGTTTCGACCGTAATATTGCTAACACTGGGTATTCTAAGCGTAGCAATCGCGCTATACTATGATATTTTCCGGTCAAAACGCCGCCAACTGGAAGATTATAAACGGTTACAAAATATAGTCTCCGGTGCCAATACCGATCCCACCTCTTTAAAAGGTAAGTCAAAAACCTTTTTATTTTTTGACATATTGACTTATGTATTCTTCTCATTATCATTCATTTCTTTAATAGTATATGTTATAGCGAAAAATCTCCCAGAGTGGTTTTAGTAGCCCCGAAGGGCTACGGATTAATATTAAATAGCTGCTTTCAATCGCTCTATGTCTCTTATTAATTTTTCTTGCCTTGCTACTTCATTATCTGCCATTCCGTCAAGCCCGAGACTTGCATACCATTCTGCATTATTAACAGCCTCTTCTAATGCTATTTCTTTTTTCGAAATTAACGCATTAATGGCGTTCTTATCATGGCTTTCGATTAATATCTCTAAGGCTGTCTTTCTGGTTAAAGTTGCTTTCATAATCGTATTTATTATGTAGCCCCGAAGGGCTACGGATTAATATTAAATCTTCTGGTATCCGAATGAGTTCATAAACTTCTCCGCGCCTTTGAACGTTTTGAAAGTCTTGCTACTAGAAAGTGTACATGCTAAGAATCTTTGTCCGGCTGTTGTATTAATCAAGCTAACACAACATACCATTTCGCTTCCTGCTTTTTTAAATTCTACGTCTCCGATCATTCCTATTTCCATTATTATCTATATTGTGCAGGGCTCTCGCCCCGCCAGTTATTTTTTTGTTATCTTATTTAATGCCGCAAAGTTTTGAAATTCTCAATAACTCTTCATCGCTCATAAATGCGAGGTCGAAAAATATACCTTCATCGAAAGGTTTGTTTTCAGCTAAAGCGGCTTGTTTCATGCTAACCATTATTTGAGTTATCGTATTGCCTTTTTCTTTATCGCTCATTCCTGCTTTCATAATTCTATACTTTTATTTGTTAGTTCTTGATTGATTGATTAACTTTGATGCGACAAAGATAGAAGTTATTTCGCAAATCGCAAAATATTCAGCGAAATAATTTCGCAATATGCAAAATTATGACTAAAAAAGAAAGATTAGAGGCAATAATCGACTATTATAGCGATGGAAAGCCATCAGTATTTGCGAAGTATATAGGCGTAGCTCCATCAACTATTAGTTCATGGCTATCAAGAGATACACTTGATTACGATTTAATTTTCGCAAAATGCGAAAATATATCATCTAATTGGCTGCTAACTGGAAAAGGCGAAATGATTAAAAATGCAGAGCGAGAACAAAAAACAATCGAGATTTCCGAATCTGCAATAAGCGAAACAAAACGAAAAGGAGCACTAATCTACGACATAGACGCAACATGCGGGCTAAGTGGTAGAGATATAGAATTTACAGACGAAAAAGTGATAGGAAGTATAGACGCACCGGAGATAAACTCGGATTCAAAGATTATATTCGCCACGGGCGATAGTATGCTACCTCTAATAGCTTCGGGCGACAGGGTAGTAATTAGAAAGATTGAGAGTTGGGATTATTTCAACTACGGACAGGTTTATTTAATCATAACAAACGAATACAGGCTTATAAAGAGAGTTCGTAGGCATCCTAAAGATGCGGATAATTTAATTCTGCTTCGTAGCGAGAATCCAGATTATGACGATATAGACTTGCCGAAACGGGAAATTATTCATCTTTTTATTGTGGAGAATATTTTATCAATTAAAAACATATTATAAATCACTAAAACAAAACAACATGAAGAAGCTACTACTTATCGCATTTCTAGCGATGTGTTCTATGTATTCCTTTGCTCAATTAACAGAGGGAAAGTATAAAATTCTCTCTGTAAAGGGTTTTATGAACGAGAAAACCGTTTATGAAAACACCTTTGCGGACAGTACGGCAATTGTAAGAGTTACTCCCAAATTAGTTAACATAGTAATCTCTGGATATTCTGCAAATACATACGCAATCGAAAAGCCGCAACTATTAGAAGGGAATTATTTATATAAAGCAAAAGAGATTCAATCAAATTCGGATGCAAATCTGTTATTCCGTCGGGTAGACGAATACCCGCAACTAGATGGGGGATTACTTATTATAAACCGATCTGAAAACTACGCTGATATATTCATAATATCTAAAGAATAATAACGTAAAACAAAACATCATGGAAGTAGTATTAATCTTAGTAGTTACAGGCGTCATAATTTTAGCGATAAAAATTGCTATGACAAATCCCAAAGAATCATCTAACAACCAGAGTCAACCTAAGACCGAAACACCGTCGGAAGAAATAGAATTCCCGCCATCCGGATACTTTTACTATGAAATGGTAGGAATGTACTATCATGGAGTTACGCCTAAAGATTTCGGTATATTCAAAGGCAAAGCAATAGCCGAAACAAACAACCCTAAAGATAAATTTGCAGTCGGTATATACAGAAACGGTGATAATAAGTTAGTTGGGTATATCCCCAAAGATTTTAGAGGAGTCAGTAACGAAAAGATTCATAAGGAAATTACAGAAAGCGGCGGTAGTCGAGATGTGGTATTTAAAATAAGCGGAAACGAAAAAAGGTGCAACGGAACGGTTTATATAAAAAATAGCTAATAATTCCCGCCCAATAAACAAGCATCATCAACCACTAAAACAAACATCATGGAAGCAAAAATAGAACCACACGAGCAATTCAATAGTGAAGATGAAGAACTTTCCTATTATGGAAAAGTTTACGAATCTGTTTTAAATAAACTTGATGCGGTTAATACATCATTAAAAGACTGGCTTTCTCATCTTCTAATGATAGCCGCCACGCTATTAGGAGTCCTAGCGGCTTTGAACCCCGTGAAGCAAACAGACCCAATTTGTATTCGTATTTGCTTTCTGTTGGCAGTTCTATTGCTTGTACTTGTACTCCTATTAGGTGGAGTAAGTTTGTACGGCGTAGTATTTGAAAAGCGTACTCATTTCGAGAACTACGCAAAAGAGCTAGGAGAATCTGTAAAGTATCATCGGAAGATGAGACCCACAATGCCCGATGGGAAAAGATTGTTCCTAATCTGCGAAAAAGGTTCATATATTTGCTTTGGTCTTTTCTTTCTCGCACTAATTTTATATTTGATACTATCTTTATTTGTCGTGTCATAACAGTGTTTTATCTTATACCAATAAGAATCTAATAGGTAGCTTAAAATAGAGGTAGCATATTATTAACCATTAAATCGAACTAAACATGAAAAACCGAATCAAATCATATTGGAGCAACTGTTTGTCGATCGCTGCGATTATATGTAGCGTTGTCGCTATTTGCGTTTCGTTACCATCCGCGCCGGAGTTAGGTATAGACTATATCGGGGTGATAGTAGGGATTTTATCATTTCTTGTAACATTGCTAATAGGGTGGCAGATATACAATGCAGTAACAATAGAGAAAAGAATAAAAGGTGAAGTTGAACGGACTAGAAATGAAATTGATAGCTATTTCAATAAGCAAAAAGTAGAAAATCTATATATGCTAACAATAGTCAATGGTATTTCGCAGAGTAGAATGGACGTTATGGAGAAAAAATATGATAGTGCGCTGTTCTGCTGTATATATACAATAGATGCAGCATTAAAAGCTAACACGCCGGATATTGCACAAACATGTCTTAATATGGTTATTGATTCAATCATTCCCGGCTTTAAAAGGCAAACGACAAAGGAAACAGCTAAAGAGAACAAAGCTAATTATATTCAAATTCTAAAAAAAATGAATGATGACAGAGTTATTGATCTGATTGTATATCTACGCTCTCTTTAGCTCTTAGAATTATGTGATTCATCATATTTGTATATATTTTAATGCCATCATTGCACATTTCCTCTAATTCCTTTTTCTTTAGTTGGTATTTTTGTTCTTCTTCATCCTCTTGCTTGCATTGATAAGTAAAGAGAGCCATAATAAACAAAATAGTAGAGATGGTACAAATAGTTATCATACCAAGAAAACAAAAATCAACTGCTGTCATAATAGTACTTTTTCTATTATCCGAATAAACTAGAAATAGATAGCTTAAATTCAAGCAAATAATATTTGCTATTCTTGATTGATTGATTAACTTTGTATTGAAAACGTTCTTTGATAAAGATGAAATATAAGAGGTGATATTTATAAGAAAGGGAATGAGTACCGTTTTTTAATGCAAATTCGGTGCAAATAGATTTTATAAATATTATAAGATATTAGTTATAAGCGTTTTAGATGGTGTACAAAGGGATATTCAGTAAATGTTCCTCTTTCTAAAAAATCAAGAGAAAAGCTTTGCTTTACGTGAGCTTTTCTCTTGATTTTTTCGTTCAACTCTCCCAG